CGCGCCAGGTACGGCGCGTAATCGGTGAGTTTCGGCGCGTTGCCCGACGCCTTGAACGCGGCGAACCTGTCCGCGTTGTGAGCATCGGCGAACGAAAGCGCGCGACCAAGGCGCGACTTATTCGGAATGTTGACGCGCTCCGCGCTCTCGACATACAACGCGCCACCGCGCTTGGTGATCGCGGTGTGGATGGCATCGGCAGTGACCTTGACTTTCGCCTTGGTGCACAACGGACGCCATGTCGCGAGAAAGTCCGTTCCAAGCGTCACGTACGCGTCAACCAAGATGCCGAACTGTCGCCACTCGGTATCGGCAATCGCCTTGGTCGCTTTCGACTCGGTCGACTCGAACCGAGTCATCGCGACCGCGGTGCTGGTGAGCACCGCGCTGGTGACAAGCGACGCCTTGGTATCGGACGCCTTGCCACTCACCGCGTGAGTGGCCTTGGTGGTGGTGGCCTTGGTGGTGGCCTTGGTGGTGTTGGGCTTGGTAGCCATTGTCTTGGTTCCCTTTCGTGGGATGGATGGTGTCGGGCCTCTCCCGACAACACACACGTTACCATGGTAACGCCCCTATGCAACCACTCACCAGGTGAGTGGACCCCCGCCCCTACCCCCGGTATGCGCGGCCCCCGGTGGGTGGCGACAGCAGATAGTTGTAGGAGTCCCAGCCAGAAATTGTGTGAAATCAGCGCGAACGACATCGAACAAGCGTTCTCAACCCCAGGTTGAGGGTTCAGAGACGGTTTCGCGCTGCGTTCTGGCGTTCCAACCAGCCGACGCTGAGCGCCAACTGATCCATCAGCGACTGATTCGCCACTTCGACCATGAACGGACGCTCACGGTGCAGTGGGCAGCCTTCCAGGTGATGGATGACCACCCACCGGCGATCGGTGGTGGCAAACAGGTCGGGTTCGCAGGCGCCGCATGGCTTGCCGACGAGCAGTTCAAGGATGTCGTTATCCACAGGATGTCCTTTCAGTTTCATGGGTTGAGTTATCGCCGGGTTTCTTTCCGCCCCCTATAGGGCTGGGGGCGGAAAGGCGGAAACCTGTTATCGCCCCTGGGGCGGAAACCCTTACTTGGGGCGGAAACCCTCTGAGCAGGCAGGACGTCGGGGCGGAAACCCCCCCTGATTGGGGCGGAAACCGAAATGGGGTCGGGGCGGAAACCTCCCTCACGATTCCTCCGTCAACGAGCACATGATCTTCGGTCGACCGCCCGTCCCGACCACCTTGAATGCACGCTCAATGACCTCGCCGCGTTCGATCAGGATGTTCAGCGCCGTCCGCATCCGCTCCTTCTTGCCGCCCACACCTTCGATCAGTTCGTTGCGCCCTACAGGGCGCTGCTGCTTACGCAGGTACCGCTTGATCGCCAACTGCGCCTCGGTCATCGACGTCTGATGACGCTCATCGTCGGTCTCGGCGATCGCCTCCGATAGCCGAGACACCTTCCAACGGATCGAGCCGATATGGACGCCGTGCTCGGGATCGAACCGTCCCAGGCTGAGGTCGATCGCGTAGTCGCCGCCGCCCCATTGGCGGCTCCCGACTCGCAGCTTCAAGCGGAACCGGCCTTCCTCGACGTTCGGCTTCTCTCGGTGGTCAACCAACATCCACGAGTCACACCACTCCGCATGTCCGGCGCCTGCCAGGCGCTGCAGCCCGTCGCCGGTGCCGCCGGTGTTCAGGTGGTGGTTGATCATCGCGGTACGCCCCACCCCGACCGCCTGACGCCAGTTGGAGAGCACTTGTCCGATATCGGTCAGCAGCGCCGACGAGGCCACCGCTGAGCCCGGCGCGTAGGCGTACCATGGATCGAGCCACACGATCGCCGGGTCGAACTCGTCGATCGCGGCGGCGATCGAGTCGATCATCAGTTTCGACGTCAGTGGTGCCGTCATCGTCGTGTACCGCAGCCACGGCCGCAGATCGTTGACGTCGGCGCCGTAGGCAGAGACGATCCGCTCCGCACGTCGCAGCATCCCGACTTCGCCGCCCTCGCCCGACAACACCAGCACCCGTTGTCGCTCGGGGACGTCGAAGTGCCCCAACACCGGCACCCCGAGCGCGATCGCGGTCACCGTCGACAACGCCAGGTACGACTTCATCGACTTCTCGGGGCCCCCGAGTTCGCCGTGCGTGCCGCTCATCAGCAGCCCTTTGGCGTGCCATTCGATCGGTGGCAGCACGAACGGATCGGGCAGTTCACGGAACTGAATCAGCGTGTTATGGTCGCCCGAAAGCACCGGCGGTTCGTCGCTGTCGGTGGCTTCGGTCGGGGCAGGCGTGGTGATGCCCGCATTCGCCCACGCCTTCCCGACCGCCCACGTCACCACCCCGTTGAACTCGCGCCCCCAGCGCTCCTGCGGCACGACCTGCTTCCACCAGTCCTTGCACAGCTTGAACGCAGGCTCGGCGGCGTAGTACCCGGCCAGCGCATCCTCGGCGGCGCACGTCGTCAGCCAGATCAGGAAGTCGTGGCGCCCCTTGGCGGTGCCGTCCCGGCTGCGGTCGTATTTCTTGATCGCCTCGGTCAGTGACACCAGCTTGTTCGGCCGTGAGGCGGTGGTGTGATCCTTGATGAACTGGCGGACCTCAGCCTGCGTCGCCACGTCGGTCTTGCCGCCGTACTCGGTCAGCCATTCGGGAAATGGGAACGGGTGAGCGTGGTCGAGTTGCGCTAAATCGAAGCCCGGACGATCCGGCCCGGCAATCACTACATAGCCGCCCTTGCCACGAACCTCACCCCAACCCTGTTCGGGGAACCTCGACAGACCGTTGCCGCAGTCGAATCCCGGCATCTTGAAGATCAGGTGCTGGCCGCGTTTGGTGACGTTGATCATCGCCTGCGGCATCAGCCCGCCCATGAACTCCGGCCACTTCGCTTCGTCGACGTCGATGTCGACCGCCAGATAACCGTCCAGCCCGAGCGCCCAGGCGACGCTGACGTTGTCTTCGCCCCATTCCAGAATCGCCCGCTCGAAATCCTCGTAGACGTGGTTTGTTTGCGTCGATGCCAACTCGACCCAGCCGTAGCCCGGCATCGGGCGCTTATCGGTCGCATGGACAGGAAAGACGCGCAGTCCGTAGCGGCTGTACCGCAACGCCCGATCGACTATCGAATCACCGGTTCCGTTGCTATTGTCATCCATGCGTTGATGCCTTTCTTGCGGAAGGAATGTGACGTGATCTGCGTTGGTAGCGCAGGCCTTTCATCAATGGGTTGATGGGTCGAGAGCCCGCCGGGACAACCTGGTGGGCTCTCGACGTTCTCGCCCCGAGAGGAACGCGATCCTACGCCGCCTACTGATTGAGGATCAGCAGCAGCACGACCAGCACGACGAGGATGGTGAAGACGATTCCCACCCACCGATCATCGTCGCAATCGAGGCTCACTGGTACGCCCCCAACGCCACCATCAGGATGATTCCCAGCGCGATCAGCCACAGGATCGCCACCACGATCCAGATCGTGTTGTCGTGGTTGAGGTCACGGGTCACGACGCCAACGGCATCCCGCAGTTGGCGCACTCCAAGCAGCCCCACATCGGAATCCGCCGCGGCGCTGGCACGTCGCAGCGACACGGCCCCATGTACGGCTCCGATGGCGTTGGCAGAGGTTGACGCCGGGGTTGCTCGGAGGCCCCTTTCGCTCGAACCCGGCGTCGTGGCTTTGGTTCGCGAGCGCCGTCGTAGCGCTTGCGATGCGGCTGGCAGCGTGAGCAGCGACAGCCGTAGGCGTAGGCGGTCATCGGCTTGCGATCCGGGAACCAGCATTCATCCAGTCCGAGCGTCATAACGGCATCAGGTCCCAATCAATGAAGGGCGCAGGACGGGGGTGGCGGCGGACCACCCCCATCCCACTACGCCTGGCCGCAACGGCGAGAACCCCGACCACGAGGGTCAAGCTGGCAATGCCAGTCGCCATCACAACCTTCCCCATCAGGTCGTGCCCTCGAACAGCGAGGGCTGTTGCCAGGCGAACCCGGCCCGCTCGAACCCGTCCACGCACGCTCGACAGGCGAAGCGCTGCTCGGCCTTGCGACCGCGCAGCCCCTGCGTCGACGGAAAGAGGCGCCTCCATCCCGTGACAAGCTGGAAGAAGGCCTCTTTGGTTGGATCGCCGCTACTACCACATCCTTCGCACGTCACTTTCTGCATGACACGCCCCATCTGTTTGGCGGCTGTCGCCGCGATGTGTTGACCTTCGGCGTCACCGGTTCGAGATGATCCGGGTTGACGCAATGGCGAACTCGACAGAGATGATCGAGTTCCAGACCGGGCTCGATCGGCCCGACGAGAGTTTCCCATGCCACGCGGTGGACGCAGACCTGGGGGGCACCGGCACCACCGCGACCGATGGTGCCGTATCCCCACTGGTTGGTGTACCCCTGCCAGAGCCAGCAGGGGCCAGTCGCGTCCACCTTCGCCCACAAGCGATCAGCCAGTGGCGTGGGTGGCCTCCCCGTCACTGATCGCCGAACAGGTCGTCAGCCGAGACCGACGACACCGGCGGCTTGTACTGAGCGCGAAACAACTTCGCTCCTTGGTAGCCACGCGTCGTCGGCTTGGCGATCCCGGTGAACTCGATCGCCAGCATCGCCCCCTCGTCGATCGACGACGAGCCCGCCGCCTTGACCGCTTCCGCGATCGCCACTTCCATCGACGTGCCGTGCCCCTGGGCGGGCTCGAAGTTCTTGCCGCCCTTGGCGTACAGGGCGCGCACGCCGTCGTCTTCGTCGTCGTCGTGCAACTCGGTCTCCAACTCGATGTAGGTCAACAGCCGCGGGCGACCGTCATCCCACATCAAGTCCTTGCCGGTACCGAACTCACGTTGCGGGCGGCGATCAACGGTACGAATCGTCCCCTTGATCTTCTCGCCGATCGTTTCCGGGGACCACGACTTGCCGCCGCCCCCAATCTCATTCAATCCAACAGGCATTACGTTCTCCGTTTCCGGGTTGATGGGCCCGAGCCGAGGATCGACTTGGGCATGGGCACGAAGCTGAGTTCGAAATCAGCCTCGACTTTGGCGAGCAGCGAATGGACTTCCATCACCTGCTCCATCGTCTTGATCCCTTGCTTCGGGGTCGGCAGTCCGACCGGCCACAGCAGCATCAGACGTTTGGTGGCAGCCTCGTGCTGGGAAACTTGCAGGAGGCGTTGCTTCGCCCACGCGACATGGGCGTCTAACTCCAATGTGGAATCGGCTTCGAGCCCGCCATCATCGTCCGCCCCGGAGATGGCGGGCTCAGTCGGTTCTGCGGGCCCCCAGACTTCGATGACGCCGTCAGCGACAGGGTTGAGCCCGTCGCCGTTCGCGGCGGGTGCGATGGGCTCGGCGACGGGCTCGTCTTCGACAGTATCGCTCAGCCCGATCGTCGTCGGCTCAGGACCGAGCGGTGCCGCCAGCGCGAACTCGAACTCACCGGCCCGCCAGTTGCGCCGCCACAACTTGACCTGCTCGACGATGTAGCAGCCGTAGCGTCCGACTTCGAGGTCGACCCACAGGAACTCGCAGCGCCCCGGCTCGTTGGCGGGCATATGCACCACCAGCCCCCAGCGCTGATTGATGTCAGGGGTCTCGATGAAGTCGTCGGTGACGACGTCGTAGAAGCGCCCCGCCGCGTACAGCGCCATCTGCACCGCGTAAGCGGGCATCGAGTACTCGAACTTGCCGCCGGTCTTCAAGTCGGCCAGCACGTACTCGCCGGGCATGATCGGAATCCCATCCGGCGGCGTCAACGGGATCATCAACTCGTACAGACGATCAGCGGTCCCGGCGCAGCGGTAGGCGACGTTGACGGTGTGGAACTCGAACGCGATCGTGCGCAGCCCGAGCAGCTTCATCTCCGCCTCGTAGGCCATCAGCGACGACAGGTACGGCTCCGGTGGTGAGAACGTTGGCTCGTTCTCCCATCGCACCGACATCGCGTGCAGCGCGGTGCCGATATCGGCAGCCTCGGCGCCACGTCCGGCGCTGATCGAATCCTGGCGCAGCTTCTCTTTCTCTTTGCGCTGATCCTTCGCTTCGGGATCGAGCGCGCACCACCGCGCCTGCAACGCCCGATCGCCAGCGACACCGACGCACGCCCGGTCGATCTTCCAGTTCACCAGCGCGCTCTTGTCGTCCAGCGGATCGGCGAACGACGACGGGCGCGAGTAGCGCTCGTTCTTGCCGTCGATCACGACCTGCGGTGCGCCGTTCGCGCGCCGGTAGTCGTTGCGTGTCGTTGGTTCCAGTTCTTCGAGGTCGAGACTCATGTTGGCCAGAGCACCTTCATTGCGTAGCGGTTGATGTATTCGATGGTCGGCGGATGCTCGGCCGACAACTCGTAGAGGTCGAGCGCCACGCGTGCCAGGTCACGCTCGATCGCGGTGGTGGCGTTCTCCATGAAGTAGCGCAGCGTTGCCACGAACTCATCATGCGCGAGGGCTGTGGCAGTCATCGCGTGATCCGATCAAAGACGAGCACGAACTCATCGCCGTGGCGTTCCCAGCGATAGACCTCGCAGGGCATCGGTGGCGGCGGGGGGATGTCGTCATCCGGTTCGTTGCCTGCCCAACGCCAAGCGCGAGCGATGCCATATTGCGCGAACCAGGCGGCGTAGTCGGCGTTGTACTGATCGTCGATGATGGGTTGTATTGCCTCCGCGCCCATCACGTCTTGTTCTGTGCCGTCGAGCCATCCTCCGATGAAACGGGCGATCATCCCATCCGCCTCCCATGCTCGGCGATCAACAGCGCCTCGGCACGATTGTGGTCGGCGACACGTTGCAGCGTCGGAGCCAGCGCCGGGAACAACTCGCGCGCCCGCATCGCTGATGCTGGCTTGCGCTGCTTGGCGGGCACCGTTGCCAGCCCCACCGAGCGTTGCCACTCCTGCGGTTTGCAGCGGATCAACGGGTAGCCGCCGAGGCTGATCACGGCGATGCACAAACCCATCGACAATCCCATCGAGAAGTTTGCGATACTGCCATTCCCGCCGTTGGCCCGGTTGTCCTCGATCACGACCCGCTCAGGTGCCCAGGCACCGAGTAGTTGCGACAGGGCAACCGGGTCGACTTGCTTGGTGGTCCCGACTGAGACGGTCGGCAGGTCAGCGACGATCCGTTCGCTGTCGTCGATCAGTGCGATCGCTCCGCTGACGCCGGGGTCGATACCGGCGACCCTCATTGCTCGGGCGGATAGGCGCGGACGAGACCGTTGACGAGCAGACGGTTGATCGAGATGTTGCGCTCATGCGCTTCGCGCACCAACTGCTCTCGGTAGAAGGCAGGGACCCGTAGGTTCATCTGCACAGTGACCTCATCGGGATTGGGTCGCCGGGGGGATTCATCGACTACAAGCTTCATAGGTACCACGCTACCATACTGGTACCAAGTATGCAAGCATGGTAACTAACCTATATCCCCTATATAACGATGTTCCACTCATCGGGTGAGTGGGTCGGCTACGGTGGGGTTGCTCGCCGGGGCAGGCCACCAACCAGCGAAAGGACCCGCTCATGTCGACACCCGCGTTCCAGTACGTTCAGGAACTCCGCGACAACCTCACCCAACTGCTGACCGAATACGTCGAGTTGGAGGAAGGTGGCGGCGGCGGCACGACCCCGCCCCCGAGCGGCCAGAATGCCAGCGGCATTCCGCTCCCGACCGGTGACATGACCGGGTGGAAGCTGGTGTGGAGCGACGATTTCGACAAGGACATGGCGCTCGGCAGCTTCCCTGGTCCCTACGCCGACAAGCTGCTGGCCTACCCGAACAACTACTACGACACGTCCGGCAACGGGCAGTACAACCCGCAGACCGTGCTCAGCGCCAAAGACAGCATCTTGCGCAAGCACATCCACACCAAGAACGGCCAGCCCCAGGTGGCGGCGCCCGTGCCGAAGATTCCCAACGGCACCCCGATCAAGTGGCCCGGCCAGAAGTTCGGTCGCTACGAGGTCTGCGTGCGCTTCCCCGATCGACTCCCCGGCTACAAGGTGGCGTGGCTGCTGTGGCCCGACTACGGCACCAACACCCAGCACAAGAAGAACGGCACCGGCGACATGGTGTCGCAGGGCATCGGCGAAATCGACTTCCCCGAGGTCGACCTGGACCAGTCCGATCACGTCGGTGGGTTCATGCACAAGCTGAACGCCACGGTCGGCAACGACCAATGGTCACTCGGCAACAAGACCTGCGACATGACGCAATGGCACCGCTACGCGATCGAGTGGAGCAACAACCTGTGCATCTTCCTGCTCGACGGCAAGGAACTCGGACGCACTACCGACCGCGTCCCCAACGACCACGCCGATGGCTGCTCCGGTTCGATGCACTGGGTGCTGCAGACCGAGACCACGCTTGACGGCGTCGTGCCCGACGCCAGCGTTGAAGGCGACATCGAAATCGACTGGATCGCTATTTGGGCAAAGGCGTAATAGGACGCTGGTTCCCGCTGCGCTGGTTCGCCGGTCAGGAGCGAATCCTGCCGCCCGACGAACTGGCGCGGCTGACCAACCGTTGGAACGCCGAAGGCGTACAGATCGCTGGCGATCAAGTCGAAGGTGTCAGCGTTACAGCAGCAGCCAGGCGAACGCCGCGCAGGCGACAGCGAACGACAGCAGCACCGGTGCCCACGGTAAGGCGTCGACGCGGCGGCTGGCGTAGGCCAGACCCGCGAACACCGCCAAGATGACCGCGATCAGGAAGAACACGTCGGCGCCATCGACGTGACCGTGCGCGATATCAGCAAGCATGGTGGTCTCCCATCGTTCGGTGCGCGCAGTCTGTCACAATGTCACCCATGTCGGATGCCGATGACTTCCGGCGGCAGGTGTTCATCGAATGGCTCTGCACGCCCAAGCGCGATCGTGAGCCGCAATCCGAGAAGGAGTTTGCCGAGCAACACGGTGTCGCCGCCACCGTGCTCACGCGCTGGAAGAAAGATCGCACCTTCCTGCTCGCCTGGGAACAGCACTATCTCTCCACGGTCGGCTCGCCGGAGCGTAAACAGAACCTGCTCGACACGCTGTACCGCACCGGCACCGATGCCGACGATCCCCGCCACGTTGCCGCCGCCTCGAAGTACATCGAAATCGTCGACGGCTTGAAGCCGCAACGCATCGACGTTCATCTCCACCGTCCCGCCAAAGACCTCAGCGACGAAGAACTCGATCAGATCGCAGCCGAACATGCCGCTCGTGAGCGTGCCGCACGGGAGCGCGAGCTAGAGGCGTCGTGACGACACCCCAGGGGCGCGCAGGGTACGAGGCTCGTACCCGAGACCCGGAGCGGCGCGCGTTCTTCGACATCCACAAGCGCATCGCCGCCATCGAAGAAGGTGGCGGTGGCGGGGGTGGCGGCAGCAATTTCATCGGAGCTATCCCGACCCCCGGACCGCCCACCGATGTGCAGGTGCCGCCACCCCACGCCGATGGCGACTACGTCATCGACTCCGGCGGCAACGGCTGGATGTGGAACGGCACCGCCTGGGTCAACGTCGGTTCGATCAAAGGACCGCAGGGTCCGCAGGGACCACAAGGCATCCAGGGCGCGACCGGCGCTACTGGCGCGCAAGGTCCGATCGGTCCGACCGGCGCGCAAGGACCACAAGGCGTCAAGGGCGATACCGGCCTAACCGGACCAACCGGCCCGCAAGGCGTCAAGGGCGACACTGGCGCCACTGGCGCCGACTCGACCGTGCCGGGCCCAGTCGGACCCACGGGACCACAAGGCGTCAAGGGCGATACCGGTGCGACTGGTGCGCAAGGTCCGATCGGTCTCACTGGACCGACCGGCCCGCAGGGCGTCAAGGGCGACACCGGCGCCACTGGCGCGCAGGGCCCGCAAGGTCTGAAAGGCGATCCCGGCGCGACCGGTGCCACGGGTGCTCAGGGCCCGATCGGTCTCACCGGCCCGACCGGTCCGCAAGGCGTCAAGGGCGACACGGGTGCGACCGGCGCTCAGGGTCCAGTTGGTGACACCGGCGCCCAAGGTCCGCAGGGATTGAAGGGCGATACCGGTGCCACCGGGGCGCAAGGTATCCAGGGTCCGCAAGGCGTGCAAGGCATCAAGGGCGACACCGGCTCGCAGGGTCCGGCGGGCGCCACCGGCGCGCAGGGTCCGATCGGGCCCGATGAAGTGATGGTGCAGCCGGACGACCCGTATCCGCTCAACCCGCTCGTCGATACGTGGTACGACACTGACGCTGTTGCCCCGGCGATGCCCGCTTCGGCGATTAGCTTCACGCCGCCTGGCGCGCCGATCACAGCGACCAACCTGCAGGCAGCGATCAATCAGCTACCACGCGGTCTCGTTGCCGTGGCGAACAATGGGTCACAAGTGTCGTGTCCTGTCAACACGGTCACGTTCCTGACACCCGCGATGGCGGTCACGTTGTTGGCGGGTCGCCGGTATCGCTTGGGGTGGTCGTTCCGTGCCTGCGGTCGGCAGGACGGTGGTGAAACGTCGGCAACCGCGTCACTCACGCTGTATGACGGAGCCGCCCAACTGCCGGTCGGAACGTGGCTGGATTCTTGGACTGATTTCCGGCGCAACTGGTCAACGCATTCCGGGTTCACCTATGTCGTTGGTGATGGCGTGGCGCGGTCACTACGAATCGCGATTGGTTCCGCCACCGCGCCTGCCGGGGCGTTGTACGTGTTCCCGACGTGGTTCGGTGTCGAAGATGTAGGAGCGGTCTGATGGGTGTCCTGAAAGTTCGCAGCGGTGGCACATGGGTCGACGTTGGTGTCGGTGGTGGACCGCTACCGCCCGGTGGCGTGCTCGGCGACATTCTCGTCAAGCAGTCAGCGACGTTGAGCGACGCGATTTGGGATACCACGCTGCCGAAGCTGTGGTTGACCGATCCGACGATCATCAGCGCCTCGTCGCTGATCCACGCGCTGACGATCGGCCAGGCCAATCGGCTGATGCTCGCACCCCAAGCCATCCAGGCTCGCACAGCGGCAGGTGCGAACATCGCGCTCAACCTCAATACGTGGGGCGGCGAGGTCATCATCGGCGGCGGCGATGCGCAGCCCTATCCACGCGGAATCACGTCGGCCGAATCCATCCATGCCACGTCGCGACGGGCTGCAATCAGTCTCGGTAGCGGCTGGCAGTTGCTGCAGGATTTCAATGGCACCGGAGTCAAAGACTTCGCGATCTTCCAGATCGCCAATGGTCGGCTCGGGTTATTGGTTTCCGCCGACGCCCAGACCGTGCAGGTGTTCAAGCGGCTGCAGTTTGGTTCCACGGCTGGACCGACGATGGAGTCCGACAACACCTACCTGCACATGAACTCCAAGGGTGCTTGCTACTACGACGGAAGCGTCCACTACTGGCGCACGGTGGGCGGTGGCGCGGCGTCGATGACGATGGACGCCGCCCGTCTCAACGCCGTGCGCGGTATCACGTCGAGCTACCACCCACCTGACTACAACTGGCCCAACGGGCACTTCCTCGCTTACCCGACATTGGACGGCAATCAGCAAGCGCGCCTTGTGCTGCATTCGCCCGGCGTCGCTCCCCAGGTTGTTGCGGCGGGGGCGAACGGCGAGCGAGTCAAGATCACGAACAGCGCGCTCAGTGGCTACGCCCCGGTCGCGGCGTCGGCGTTCGAGACGAACTCGACGATCACCGCCAAGCGCGACGTGCGCTCGTTGCGTGAACGTGTGGCACCGATCGTCGTACGCGACCCGTGGGACGATGTCGTAGCGGTGCCGGACGTGATGTCGCTGCGGCCGGTGGCGTTCCGACCAAAGGTGCCAGCGTTGCGGATCGTCCCCCTCGATGGCGACGACGAGTACACGCCTGAGCGTTGGCAGCACGCGCCGCAGATCGGCATTCTCGGCCATGAGGGAATACGCGAGCGGCTCGGCATGATCGCCGAGGAAGTCGAGAAGGTGTTGCCGTCCGCGGTCAGCCATGACATCGACGGCAACTGCATGGGCATCGACTACGCGCAGGTCACCGTCGCCCTGCTTGATCACGTTCAACAATTGACCAAGCGCATCGAAATGTTGGAGGCATTGCTATGAGTTTCAACATCGTCTCGCAAGCGGCGAACGATCCCGACCTGCAGAAGCGCGTCCAGGCCGCGGCCTACGGTGAGGCGACCAACAACCCGGACCTGATGGACACCGTCTTCGCGCAGCAGGTGCGCAACGGGACGGTGGGGATGACACCGATGCATTGGGCTGTGGCGCAAGCGGTACAGGTCGCGTACGAGACTGGCATTGCCAACGGTCGTGGCGCTCCCGGTCACGATGACGACGTGGTCAGTGACGGAGCGATCACGTCAGCCGTCGTCGCCAACTGGCCTCCCGATCCGACGCCGTGACGATCCTCGAAGACGACTATTCGTTCGAGGAAATCTGGAACGAGAAGCAGTGGCGGCGATGCGCGCCCAAGACCGACGATCCCGACAAGTTGCTCGCAGGCTTCCTGTACTTCTGTGAGCACTACTGGTTCATCCGTCACCCCGACAAGGGGCGGATCAAGTTCGAGTTGTTCGAAGCCCAGGTCGAGACCGTCCACTCGTGGCTCAACTATCGCTACAGCCTGATCCTGAAAGCACGCCAGATCGGGTTCTCGACACTGATCGCGGCGTACGCGTTCTGGCTGACGTTCTTCTACTCCGATCGCTCGGTGCTGATGCTGTCGCGCACCGAGCGGGAAGCGATCAAGCTGTTGACGAAAGCCAAGTACGGCTACCAGTTCCTGCCGGAGTGGATGAAGTTCCGTGGCGGTCCGATCAATCAGACGCTGACCACGTTCACGTTCACCAACAACAGCTACATCGAGTCACTGCCCTCGGCGTCTGATCCCGCCCGTGGTGAGTCGGCGTACCTCGTCGTCGTAGACGAACTCGCATTCCTCCCCAACAGCGAGGAAGCGTGGGGCGCGATCGAGCCCGTCGCGGATGTCGGTGGTCGCATCATCATGCTCTCCACCGCCAACGGGGAAGGCAACCTGTTCCATCGTCTGTGGGGGGAAGCGATCAGCGGCAACAATCGTTTCGAACCCCTATTCTTCCCGTGGTCGGCCAACGGTCGCGACCAGGATTGGTACGACGCCCGATCGGCGGAACTACCCGACTGGCAGATGGCGCAGGAGTATCCCGACAATCCCGAAGACGCGTTCCTGAAATCAGGACGGCCTGTCTTCGATCTGCGGATGCTGCGTGAGATTGAGTCGAGCAACCCACTCACACGCGGATACCTCACCCGAGAACTGCGCTTCGTAGAAGATGGGGGTGCCCTCCGCATCTGGGCTTGGCCCGAAGAAGCTGACCGTTACGTTGTCGGCGCCGACCCGTCGCAAGGCTTGGAGCACAGTGACAAAGCCTCGGCTCACGTCATCAACGCCCGCAATGGTGAAGTCGTCGCTCACTGGCACGGCACCATCGACCCCGACCTGTTCGGCACCGACGTACTCGTCCCGCTCGGGCGCTTCTATCGCCAGGCCCTGCTCGGGGTCGAATCGAACAACCACGGTCTGACCGTGTTGAAGGCGATCCAACGTGCGCGCTACCACCCGATCTATTACGAGCGCTCCCCGAAGTACAAACACTCAGTCCCCACAGACGTGTTGGGGTTCCACACTACGCAGGTCACCAAGCCGCTGATGATTGACGAGTTGGCGAAGGAACTGCGCCCGGAAGGCAAGCTGGTCTTGCACGATGCCGAGACACTGGCAGAGCTACGCACGTTCGTGCGCACCGACAAGGGCAAGATGACCGGCTCGCCGTTCGATGACCGTGTGATCAGCTTGGCGATCGCAGTGCAGATGTTGAAGTACGTGTGGTTCGCGGAGTTCGTCCCCAAGCGCGACCCACCCTCGGGTTCGGTCGGATGGTGGGAACGTCAGACGTTCGGGGAATCGTTCAGTGACGTGATCAGTGGAAAGCGCAGCAAGTCGATCACCAAGGACCGCGATCCGATAGGCGCATTCGCAGTCCGCCCCAAGTGAGAGAATCCAACCCAACCAAGGAGGCCACCAAGATGGCAACAAGCAAGAGGGATCAGGACCAGGCCAGCACCGCTGACGTTGAGCGCAGCGCGGAACTGCGTGGCGACGCGCGTGAAGGGTACGACGCATCAGCCGACGCCCTGCGTGAGTTCCAGGGCGAGCGGTCGTTGGACAACCCGGATGTCGGGCCCGACGACAACATCATCGTCAGCCCCTATAGCTCTCAGCAACTGGCAGAGCGCACCGAGCGTGGGGAAGGCGAGGAAATCCGTCAGGAACTGGCCGATGCCGCCGAAGGGTTGAAGGACCGTCCCGCCGACGAGGCCGACGTCTCCGACGAGCCCGTCCGTCCCAGCGACGTCGACGAGAACGGTCGCGATCCTCGCGTCGACAATCGCGGCAAGACCAAGCCCCGCGTCCAGGCCCAGTCGCGTTCGCGCTCGACCACCAAGGACACTGAGCGCTGATGGCCAAGACCCGCATCCAGCGCCATCAACGCCCGATCGCGAAAGGCAAGCATCAGAAGCCGCAGCGGCGGTGGTCGACTCGCGAGAATCCGCCACTAGGGATCAACTGGGGCAGCAAGCTGTGGCCGGGCACTGGTGCGGGCACGGCGATTCCGTTCGCGGTCTGGCTGTTCGACACCGGGCTGGCAGCGGCGGGCATCCTCGCGGGCGAGGTCCGCGTCAACAACGTGCAGCCGTCCACGGTGACGCATGTGTTCGTCAGCAAGACCGTGTCGCAAGGCAACGATCCGACCGCCACCTGGGCGGTCAATGATCCGCTGCGCATCTACTACCGCGACGACACCAGCAAGTGGGTCGAGTACAAGATCACCGCCGTCAGCAGCCAGACCGGCTACTTCGACTACACGGTGACGTACACCGGCTACAGCGGCGAATACGCGACGCCGCCCGATGGGACCCCGCTGTTGCTGTCCGAGCGCACCACGACCGCGCCCGGCACCGATGACCCCGTGCAGGACCCGCTCGATGGCACCATCGACGAGGTCAAGGCCTACGTCAACGGGCTGCCCGACGACGACAATCGTGACAACGTCATCCAGGCGTTGCTCGATCGTGAGCGCCAGGGACGGAACCGGGCCACACTCGTGTCGTGGCTCGATCAGCAAACCGGCGTGGAGTGAACTGCGCCTGTGGCAAACCGGCTGAACCTGGCCGGGACGAGTGCTTCCGTTGCCGGATAAGCAGCGTCGGCTTCGGCTTCCGCGGCGGAGCACTCGTCGGCCACGGGGGCTGGCACACAACCAAGGGCGAGTTCCTGCGCGAGCATCTCGGTACCGACAACGAGCGCGAGTTGGCGCGTAACCCAAAGATCGAACGGGGCGAATCATGAAGACCCAGACCGAACTGCTGCGCTTCTATCAGAACGAGTTGGCACGCTCGAAGAACTGGCGGACATCGAAGACCACCAACTACGACGACTCGTGGAAGCGCTACATCGACCTGTACCAAGGGCGCTACCTCGATGGCAATCCGACCACCGATGCACTCGTCGTCAACATGGTGTTCGCCACGATCAACGTGATGGCCCCGGCAGTGGCGATCAACAACCCGCGCTTCGTCGTCAACGCCCGCAACCCCGAGTCCGGCTTCACCGCGATCATCACCGAAGAAGTGCTGAACTGGCTGTGGCGGACCTACGACTACCAGCGTGAGTTCCGCCTGGCGATCCTCGACTGGCTGCTCGCCGGGCACGGCTGGGTGAAGTGCGGCTACAAGTGGACGAAGAAGCCAGAAGTCAAGAAGGCCGAGACCGACACGCCCGACGCCAACGATGCCGGAGACGAAGAAGGCATCGACGACCGCGAAGACCGAGAAGGCAACGTCGAATCGGAGATGCTGCAGTGGGACGAGGATCGGCCGTTCATCGAGCGCGTCAGCATCTTCGATATGTTCGTCGACCCCGATGCACGCCACCCCAAGGAGATGCGTTGGATCGCCCAGCGGACGTGGCGTCCAGTGCAAGACGTCCAGGTCGACAGCCGCTACTCAGCGACGGCACGCAAGCGGGTCAGCGGCTCATCGTGGTCGCGCTGGGACAACAGTGACGGCGACGGGCGCGACAGCAACGACAAGCCCCAGAACGAGGGGGCGATCCGCTTCTGCGAAGTGATCGAGTTCTACGACCTGCGGCGCTACAAGGTCTGCACGTTCACGCCCACCACCGACGACCACGACGACCCGGCGTACCTGATCAAGCCGACCAAGATGCCGTACGCGTTCGGGCATCCGTTCGTGATGCTGCGCAACTACGAAGTCCCCGACCACTTCTATCCGCTCGGCGATGTCGCCCAGATCGAGTCCCTGCAACTCGAACTGAACGAGACCCGCACGCAGATGTTCAACTACCGCAAGAAGTTCCGCCGTGCTTGGGTGTATGCCAGGGATCGCTTCGATCAGGACGGCGTCGAGGCGATGCAGTCCGAGAAGGACAACGTGTTCATCCCGGTCCAGGGCGACGACGATCCGTCGACAGCGATGGCGCCGGTCCCGGCGGTCGTCACCCCGGCCGAGTTCTTCGACCAGTCGGCGATGATCAGCAACGACCTCGATCGCGTGTCCGGCGTCAGCGACTACGCGCGTGGCCAGCCACAGCAGCAGATCAGGCGCACCGCCACCGAAGCGGCGATGATCCAGGACGCCGCCAACAGCCGCGCCCAGGACCGTCTCGCCAAGGTCGAACTGGTGTTGAGCGAAATCGCCGAGCGCGTCGTCGGGCTGATGCAGCAGTACACGACCGGCGATCAGGTCGCTCGGATCGTGACGATGCCGGTCAAGGGCTGGGTCAACTTCGACAAGGATCGGATCAAGGGTGAGTTCGACTTCGAGGTTCAAGGTGGATCGACCGAGCCGCGCAACGAGACCTTCCGGCGTCAGTCGGCGCTGCAGATCGTCGATGCCTCGATGCCGTTCATGGAAGCGGGTGTCGTCAACATGCCCGCGCTCTACCAAGAACTGCTTTCCAAAGGATTCGGGATCAAGGATGCCGGTCGTTTCGTGCAGCAGCCGCCGCCTCCGACACCACCGCCGGGCGCCGATCAGTCGTTGCAGCAACTCGGCGCGCCGCCGCCAGGCCCGCCGGAGACGCCACCCGAGATGCCACCCGAGATGATGCAAGGACCGCCGGACATGGAAATGATGCCGCCCGGTCAAGCGCCGCCGATGGAAGCGATGCCGCCCTACTGACCTGGGCTATGATCCGGCCTCACCACGAACAAATCCAAAGGGGCACTCGTGAGTGATGCACCAGCCTCATCTGAGGCTCCGGTCGAGAGCGGTCCCGCGCCAAGCGGACAAGCCGAGATTTCGCCGGAACAGTCCGAAGCACCGCAAGCGCCAGCGGAGCCCGAATATCTCGACATCGACGACGCGACTGCCAATAGGCACGTCAAGGTCAAGGTCGATGGTGAGGAAATATCGGTCCCACTGTCCGAAGCGCTACAGGGATATCAACGCCAGGCGGCGTTCACACGCCACAGCCAACAACTGGCGGAGCAACGCAGAGAAGCGGAAGACGCACTGCGACTCCACCAGGCAATGCAACAGAATCCTGGGTTGACGATTCAAGTTCTCGCCTCACGGGCGGGGATGACGATCGAGCAATATCTCGGTCTCACACCACAGCAACAGGCAGCCGCCCAAGCTGAGGCAGAGCCCGAATACGACGATCCCTTGGAACGCGAAATCGCCGTTGAACGCCAGGCACGCCTGGCGCTCGAACAGCGAATCGCCCAGCGCGAAGCTGATGATCAGTTGCGTGGTGCGGTATCAGGGCTGCAGCAGCAGTACGGATTGAACGACGATCAGATCAGGGCGGTCGTGGGCCAGACCATGCAAATGGGGCTGGGGATCGAGATGCTCCCGGTGGTGTACCAGGCGATGGCTTTCCAAGCCCAGCAGACAGCGCAGCAGGAACATGCCGCGCAGCAGCAGGCGACAGAAGCACAGCGTCAAGAGGCAGCGGCGCAAGCGGCTGCGGTGGTCGGCAACGGAACTGGTGTGAACGGCGGCTCGCCGACTCCTGCCAATCCGTCGTACTCGTCCTACCGAGAAGCGATCGAAGCGGCTTTCAACGAAGTGGAGTCGCGACACCGCTGATCGGCCTGACCCGAAAGGGCACCACCGATGGCTCTCGCCACACACGTTCCGGCAACCTGGGACGAACTCCTGACCTCGACCATGCACAACGTGCGTGGCACCTACACCGACAACATCTTCAAGAAGAATCCGCTGCTCGAACACCTGCTCTCCAACGGGCGGGTGCGGATCGCGGATGGCGGCTACGAAATCATCGAGCCGTTGCTCTACGCCGAAGGCCAGGCCGACACCTACGGCGAATGGGACATCATCCAGGTCAAGCCTGCGAATGCCCTCACCGCTGCCCGCTTCCCGTGGAAGCAGTGGTTCTCGACGATCATCATCTCCGGTCTCGACGAGGCACAGAACTCCGGCAAGGAGCAGCGCATCAACCTGCTCGAAGCCAAGATCAAGCAGTCCGAGATGACGATGCGGTTGAAGATGGCGCGGATGCTGTACGGCACCTACGCCTCGGCTACCCCCGCCAACGACTGGAACTCGCTCGACACGCTGATCGACAGCACCACGCCGGTGGGTGGGATCGACCCCGCCACTGAGACGTGGTGGAAGTCGTACGAGGCGGCGGTCGGCGCCGTCGACGCGGCCGGTCTCGAAGCGGCGATGCGCACGGCGGTGATGGCGACGTCGGACAGCGGTGGCGATCAGGTCGATGCGATCTTCACCGATCCCGCGACCTACAGCTTCTTCGAGTCGACGCTGACCCCGCAGGTTCGCTACACCGACACCGACAAGGCCAACCTCGGATTCCGCAACCTGCTGTTCGAGAACGTCCCGATCATGTGGGATGCCGAGTGCCCGGTGGGGACGATGTACGGGATCAACTCCGAGTATGTCGGGCTCGTCATCCACAAGGACCGCAACTTCACGCAGTCGCCGTTCACCGACAACCTCTCGGGTTCGGTGCGCGGTGTCTCCGGTGGCGGCGCTGCTGGCGTCGCCACCGCCGAGGCGATCGACGCTCGCGTGTCGTTCATCACCACCTACGGCAACGCCACGATCCGCAACCGGCGTCGCAACTTCAAGTTGACCGGCATCGCCAAGGCGCCCTGACCTGTTGGCCCCGGCTCGTCCCAACTCGGGCCGGGGCTGACACCTGAGAGGATGCTGGGATGCCGAAACCAAACAACCCGTACCGCCGCCCGCCCGACGCCACCAAGGAATCGGCGCAGCAGGTCAACGCCTACTACGGCACGCCTGCCACGGACAAGGCGATCAACCATGCGGCCGGGGGACGCAACGTCGCCCCAGCATCTCGCTTTCAGGCGGTCGGCTTCTCCAACGCGCCGACGACACCAACTCCTGACGCGACTTCACCAAGTGAGGTCAAGCCGAAGACCCGCAAGACCAAGATCGGACCCACTCAGCCGGTGAGTGAACCCACCGCCGTCACCGAGGAAGACCTGTTCGAGTGGTAACCGTCAACGAACTGCGCTCGGTCGTTCGCACCCAGACCCAGACCGATGCCAACGATCTGCCCGACGCCACGATCGACGTCTATCTGCAGCAGGCATACGAACGCACGCTCAACGCCGAGTCGCGCTGGCCGTTCTTCGCCACTAGTTGGGCGGTCACCCAACTGGCCAACGAAGCCTGGATCGACCTGCCCGGCAACGTTGACCCGGCGGGGATCATGGCGCTCACCGATGACATCCACGGCTACCGCTTGGAGATAGTGCCCCAGGTCTGGGCCGAAGATGTGTTCCGTGGCAACAACGCCGGGACGACGTCGTCGGTGATGTACTCGGTCTGGGGCGACCGCATCTACCTGTGGCCTGTCGTCGGCCACGACGTCGACCGGGCGTTCACGCTGCGCGGCTATCGCAGGCCGCTGGCATGGATCGACGTTGCCACCGAGAGCCCCGACTGCGACCCGCGCCTGCACCTACCGCTGACACAGTTCGCGGTAGCGCTCGCCTACGCCCAGCAGGAAGACGAAGTGTTGGAGGCGACGTACATGCAGCGTTGGCTAGACGACGTGGAGTTGGCACATGCCAACATCATGAAGCCGGTCCACCATCGGCCGCTGGTCGGCGCTGGCTCGATCAGCGGCCACATCCGCCCGTCGATGGGTTGGCAGATCGTGACCCCGGCCGGACCATGAGCCGTCTGCAGCCGCTCAACCTGACCGACTTCACCGGCGGCATCAACACCGCTCGCTCCGATTTCCAGCTGGCCGACAACGAATCACCGGCGATCCTCAACATGGAAATCGACCCGCGGGTCGGGTTCTTCACCCGTCCCGGTTGGTCGCGTTGGAACCCGTCCGACATCGTCGCCACTCCGGTCACCAACTGGCGTCCCCGCAACGCACAGCTACACCTGTACTCGAACGGGACGTTCTCGGTGTTCGTCACCAACGCCAACAAGGTCTGGGCGGCAGGCCCCAACCAACCCTTCACCGACCTCGGCCTGGTGTGCGGTGCCGTCCCCCATCTCGCCGATCCCGCGGCATGGGGCAACACCGTGTATCTCGCCTGCGGTCGACAGAACCCGTCGTGGAAGGTGACCAACCAACCGGCGGCAGGCAACAAGGGTGCGGCGTTGGCGGTGGCGGCAGCCGCCAACTGGAACAACAACTACACGACGCCGGTGCGTGGCGTGATGCCGCGTGCCGAGCATCTCGAACCGCACGCCGGGTACGTCTTCGCCGCCAACACCCAAGAGGATGGGACGATCTATCCCAACCGGCTGCGCTGGTCGCATACCGACGAGCCCGAGGATTGGGCTGCCAACGACTACATCGACATCGAGCAAGGCGGCGGTGCGATCACCGCGATCCGCTCCTACAACGACCACTTGCTGATCTTCAAGATCGACTCGACGTGGGCGCTGTTCGGCTACGACGCCGAGTCGTGGCAGTTGATCAAGGTCGCAGCCTCGGTGGGAACACCGAGCCCGTCGTGCGTGACTCGCTCCAACGACACCGTGTACTTCTTCTCGTCGTCGGGGCGCAACGCGATCTACGCCTATGGCGGTCAGGCCCCGGTCGATATCTCCGACAAGCTGCGCCTGGCGCTCGATCGACTCGACAACGGGATCGACATCTGGATGTCTTGGCTCGGTCGTCGGCTGTGGGTCTCGTTGCCGTGGGACCAAACCAAGTACAGCGACTCGCACGGTTCGATGCTGGTGTTCGATCCCGCACTCAACGCCTGGATATGTCACCGCCCGGCGGTTGGCACGATTGCCTGCACCGTCGAGTACTCCGACGTCGGCACCGAGTTCCCGCTCGTCGTGACGTGTGGCTGCACCGGCGTCGCCGGGGTGCTCAGCGTCGACATCCAGCCCACCGTCGCCGGTGACGTGATGGTGCAAGGCCAGCCGCCGGTCGGCTTCCGCTGCGGCTATCGCACCAGTTGGCAGCACTACGGCTGGCCGGAGCTACGCAAGTCGTTCCTGCGTCCGCGGGTGATCGCGCGCGTTCCACCGGAGCCGACCGACATCCGGATGTCGACGTTCTGGAACTACGACGGCACCAACGAGCGACGTTCACACATCATCACCCTGACCACGTCGGGCGGTGTCTTCTGGCGTGCCGGTGGCGCCGCCGATCCGAAAGGCGCTGGCTTCAACTGGGACGACGGCACGAAGTGGACCTCGGGCATCCGTCAAGGTGACGTGCTGACGCGGCCCAAGACTGCCAACCCGGCGACGCGCGGTACATCGTTGGGATGGGCACGCGCCGTGCAGTTGGAGTTCACCGCCGATGACTACACCAAGGCGCAGGCTTGGGGTGTTGACGCCATCGTCCTCAAAGCCAACCTGCGGAGGTTTACGACATGACCGCCATGAACCCACTGCGGAACATCCTCAACGACACTCCGGCGACGGCGATCGACGTCGACTGGAACTTCCAGTCGCTGGAGGATTACGTCGCCACTGACGTCATCAAGCGCGACGGCTCGACGGCGATGGAAGCGCCGCTCAACCTGCTCGGCTCGCCACCGGCGCTGCCCGCTCACGCGACACCCAAGAGCTACGTCGACGCATTGCTGCCGGTGGGAATGATGATGGCGTTCGGCGGTCCCGTGGCGCCGAGTGGCTGGGCGCTGTGCGACGGTTCAGCGAAGTCGACGACCGACCCCGCCTACGTCGCGTTGTTCACCACCATCGGCTACGCCTTCGGTGGTTCCGGCGGCACCTTCAACCTGCCCGACACGCGCGGCAAGACGGTGGTTGGGCGTTCTGCTGGTGACGCACTGTTCGGCAACGTGGGGTCGACGGGCGGTAGTCGTGATGCGACGCTGCCGACCCACTCGCACGTCGTCAACAATCACAATCACACTGGCGCGACGACGGCGACCGACATCAACCACCTGCACGATCTGCAGAACCACCAGCACTACGTCCAGCACAGCCACGACAGCAACGTGCGGAACGGTTACAACCTCACCCTTGCCAACATCCCTGCTGGGCAGGGTGTCGGTGGTGCCTGGTCGCGAACCAATGCGCTCTGGCAGGTGGGCGGCGCCCCGTTGGAGTTCTCGTTGCGCGAGACCGCCGTAACCAATGACACGCTGCCGGGTGGCGGTCACCAGCAGACCACGAACGCCAACCGTGACAACACCGATGGTCCCAACATCAACAACACCGGCTGGGCGGATCGCAGTATCTCCCATATCCACGGTGTCTATGGCGAAGCGCCAGGCACCAACAATGCGGGCGTCGCCGCCACCAACGGCAACATCCAGCCCTTCGTCGTCGTCAACCACATCATCAGGATCGGCTGATGGCCACGTTCAGTCCGTACAACGCTGGGAACTACGAGCGCCAGAAGTCCGGCGTCGAATACGAGTACGGCAATCAGATGGCGACCAACGCCTACGGTCGCTTCCTCGGCCAGCAGCGCGGACAGCGGGCGCTGGGCGATATGTCGCAGCAGTTCGGACGGACGTACCCGCACTACCGGGCGCAGTTCGGACAACGTGGTCTGGCTGGGCCCGGTATCAACTCGGGTGTGCAGCGCCAGGCGATGACCAACTACCTCGGCGACTACGCCCAGCAGTACGGCCGGACTCAGCAAGACTTGACGCAGGAGCAACAGCAGTTCGATCTGAACGAGCAGCGCCTCGGTGCCTTCCGTCAGCAATCATTGGCTGACATCGAGGCCGAGAAGGCGCAGCAGATCGCCAACGACGCACAAGCGTTGGAGTATCTGCGACAACTGGTAGGAGGCATCTGATGGCCGGATGGGGCGTCCCCAAGAGTCCGTGGAAGAAGAAGCCACCGGTCGTCACCACGCCGTACGCCAACGCCAATGCCAACCGCAACCGCGTGTTGACGTCGACCGGTAAGAACCCGAATGCTTCGGCCGTCGCCTCGGCCGGTGGTCAGCAGTACACGTCGATGTTGCGCCAAGGCATCGCCAATCAGGCGCGCCAGCCGGGCGGCGGCTCGACGTGGTGGACCCAGAGCCTGACACCCGCTCAGCTATCGCAACTGACGCTCGATCCAGGCGCCTTCAAGGAAGCCAACACCGCCTTCAACTACATGGGCACGGCACCGGGGACGCTGCCGACGATGCCTGGCCTCGGCGGCTCTGGCGGCGGTGGTGGTGGCGGTGGTGGCGGCGGTGGCCCGGCGGGGATGACGCAGGAGATGTTCGACTACCTATCGAGCATCATCGGCAAGGGCAAGCCGCAGGCATTGACCGCCGAGAACCTGGACCTGGCGGACCCCAGCCAGTACATGAAATGGGACCCGTCGCAGTACAACGTTGCCCGCCAGGGCGTGACGTCCGGCATCGAGGGCATCCGCACCCGCGGCAACACCGCTTTCGACCAGGCTCAGGGCGAACTCAGCCGCTATGCCAACCCGTTCGAGGGTGGTTTGCAGACCCGGAACCCCGATCTGCAGGCGGCAATGCAGCGGATGATGCAAGCCAACAATGTCGCACCCGGACAGGTCGGTGCCACCAACGAAGAAGGCGTGCAGGCCGACCGGGCGATGGCGAACACGCTGGCGTTGCTGGCCGGGACCGACCAGGCGCGCTCGGCGAGCAACCTGCGGGCGCTGGCGGGCGACCGCACGACGTTCGATCAGAACCTCGGCCTCGAAGGCAACATGCTCAACCTCGGCGTCAACATGAGCGAGGCCCGCGGCAAGACAGCGTTCGACCAGGCGCTGCAACAGGCAATGATGGAGGCGGCGAACCAGGAAGCGATGCAGAACTGGACGCGTCGTAACCAGGTGGCTGACACCAATGTCGGCGCCCAGAACCAGTGGAACCAGGACATCTTGAACACGTACTTGCAGTTGGTCGGTGGCACGGCGCCAGGCACGACGTTGCCCGCCGCCGGAACGGTGCCGTGGGCATGAGCTACGACCCGTACTACACCGACGACTACTACGACCCGACCCAGGAGACGTCCGGCGAGCAGTACTTCACGCCCGAGCAACTGGCGATGATGCAGCAGTTGATGGGGGGCGGCGGCACGCTCGATCCCTACGCCGCGCTGACCGGCATGGCCGGGCTACCGCAACTCGACACCAAGGGCCGCGAGCAGCCCTACGACCTGGGCCTAGCGCAGCAGCGGTTGAACTTCGGCCAAGACCTCGGCTCGGTCGGGGTCAACAACATCCAGACCTACATGGGTGGACCCGGCGCCTACGCCCCCGGCGCGCTCGACCCGACGTTCAACGACAAGCCGTTGCAGTTGACCCAAGGCCCGATGTTGAACTACCTGGCGTCGACCGGTGGTATCCAGGGCACGCTCGCTGATCTGATCCTGGGTGGCATGAACCCGATCCAGGCAGCAGCGCGTGTGCGTTCGATGATCGAGCGCCCCGGCGACTACGAGTTGGACGAGACCGAAGCGGCAGCGCTGATGAGCGAGCTACCGCAAACGCAGGGTCAGTTCGCCGGGGCCAAGGCCGAGCCCGACTGGCAGTCGCTGAACCGGATGGCCGACGAGATGGCCAAGCCGTACCTGTCGGAGCAGGCGCTGATGCAGCAGCCCGACGTCGTGCAGTTGCCCGATGGCCGTTGGGTCCAGCGCACGCAGGTCGACTCGCCGCAGATGGAGTTCTTGAAGAAGATGGGACTGCCCGATCCGCGGGCCAAGTACGACCTGCAGTTCGCGCTGCAGAACGACCCGACGTTGGGCACGCTGCTGCAGCGATCGGCGTCGACCCAGGACGACATCGAGATGATGCGCGGCGAGTTCAAGGATCGCTTGAAGCGCATCCAGAAGCGCCGCGACCAGGGCGACAGCGACGCCCAGCAGATGGAGAAGTACAAGTCGGCGACGCAGCAGGCGATGTCGGAGTTCTTCGGCCAGACCGGTCGTCGTCGCGAGGCGCCGGAGTGGGCAGGCGAACAAGCTGAGACGATCCCGTCCGAATATCCCAGCGGCAACTTCGGTGCCGGGTTCGGGATGCCGATGCGTCGTGCTGAGGCAGGCGTGGCGACGCCGCAGGCGCCGATCACTCAGGGTTGGAAGTCGCGTCCCGAGCGGGCTGCGCCGCCGGAACTGAACCTGCCTGGCAGGCCGAGCACCGGCGTCCAGTACTCGATGATGGAGTCGCTGTTGGGCAAGCCGGTGCGCGATCAGCTACAGCGCGTTGCCGATGAAGCGGTGCCGTTGTCGGTGCAGCGGATGGGCAACGTTCGCAAGCGAATGGGGATGGAGAAGCAGGGCACCCAGGCGGCGTGGGAGTACGCGATGCGCCTGGCGCCGATCCTCAACGCCGGACGACGCGGCCAGACCCCGGCCAGTGACGTCATTCAGCAACGCCTCGCCCCGCTCTATGCCATGGGTGCGCTAGGACAGCGGTAACCGTGGCGAATCCTCTCGCCGCCATCAACCAAAGCCGCTATGGCGTCCCACCCGCGCCGCGGCGCGGCGTGACATTCATGCCGCCGGTGATGATGGCACCCCCGCGTGCCGCGCCCGCTGCGGCACGCGGGCGGGTCGCCCCCAACGCCTCGTTGGCGGATCGGATTCGGGCCCACCCGGAAGCGTTCGATCGTTGGGCCGAAGAAGGCGGCGGTGCCTCACCCGAGGGCGGCGGGCAGGGGGCGCTGGGTTGGATCGTCGGCAAGGCTGGCCAGGCCGGGTCGGGGGCGTTGACAGCGCTTGACATGGGACGTCGGCTGGCGGTGCTCGGCACTGAGAAGATCGCCACCGATCTGCCTGATCCGTTCGAGGCGCTGTTCATGCCCGCCGCGCTCGTCGACGAGGCGCGAGCCAAGGCCGACGAGCGGACGTGGAAGGAGAAGCTGAAAGACGACCGCTACGGCTTCGGCCAGATCGCCAAGCAGATCGACACCGACAAGGACTGGTTCGACTGGATCGCCAACCGTGGCGTCGGCCTCGCCGGTGACATCGTGCTCGACCCGTTGACCTACGCCACGCTCGGCGTCGGCGGCGTGGCGGGCAAGGCCGGACGGGCGACGTCGTTGGCGAAGCTGCTCGAAGAACAGGTGATGTTGGAGAAGGGGCTGGCATCGGGCGCCTTGTTCGGAGCCGAGGCCGAGCAGAAGCTGGCGCAGTTGGGCGGTCGCGAAGCGATCGAACGTATCGGTCGCAAGGGATTGAACGTTGCCAACCCGACGCAGGCGGCGGCGATGGGATTGAAGCGTCCCGGCCTGCGCTTCGCCGGAGCCCGCGTGCCGCTCACCGGTGGTGCCTCGCGTGTTGGTGGTGAGGTCGTCGGCGTCGGCAAGGAAGCGCTCGCTCGCGCGCCGGGGATGGCAGCGTTGCGTGGTGCCGTGACCCGCAAGGGCTACCTCGGCCAAGACCTGCTGCCCGCCTACGAACGACTCGTCACCGGCAAGGGCCCGGAGTCGATCGAGACCGCGGTGCGTTCGATCCAGAGCAACGAGATGATGCGCAAGGCGGGCGGCGTCTTCGAGGGTCTCGCCAATCGTGAACTGCGTGTGCTGCGCGACCGGGTCAAGGACATCCCGTCGTCGGAGCGCAGCCAGATGATCCGTCGTGCCGAGATGGGCTTGGAGGTCAACCCGTTCACGGAGTACGCCGAGCGCGTGCGTGCCGCCGCCCGCGAGGTCGGTGTCGAACTGCCCGAGTTGACGCCGATCACGCGCATGGTCGATGGCCGTGTCACCACGTCGCAGTACGCGATGCCGCACTCGATCAGCCGCGACTTCCGTGCCTGGCTGCAGAGCGCGATCGCCGGACGTGACCCGCGGGTCACCGACTTCAAGCGCCAGGCCGGGATCACCACCGATGACCTGCTCGAAGAAGGCGGCTTCCTGCAGCGTCGGTCGTTCCGCCCGAAGCCGGACGGCACCCCCAACGAGTTCAAGATCGGTGACGACGTGCTGCGCGTCGAGGAAGGCACCGTCGACGAACTGAACTCGAAGCTGGGGGCGATGTTCCCCGACTTCAAGGGCAAGATTTACGAGACCGACCCGTTCGAGGCATGGCGGCGCTACATCAACACCACCAAGCGCGACGTGGCGTTGCGCTCGTGGGGCCGCGAAGGCGCGCAGCGTGGCTTCGGTGGGCTGGCGATCGACCCTGGCGCACCGGAGCCCTACGACCCGTTGGGTGGTCGCGCCGAGATAGGACCGCCGCGCCCGGCGACCCCGTCGACCGGGACGATCGCTCCGCCACGCCCAGGCGAAGTGCGCGACCCGCTGGCACCCAACGTCAAGATCACCCCCGGCACGCCGCCGCAGCCGGTCACGCGTGTGATCCCCAACCCGGAGCCGGTGCCGCCGTCCGAGTTCTACAAGTACGTCCCCGACGTCAACAGGAAGGGCGAGTTCGGGGAACTGACCCAGGCCCGCAACACCGGCATCGTCGAGAGCCAGAGCGCGCTCGCCGCCGACCTGGCCGACACCAGCCTGTCGACGCGCCAGGAGATTGCACGCGGGATCGACGACACCGCCGAGGAACTGATCACGCCGATCCGTGAAGCGCGCAGCGAAGCGGTCGAGCAGGGGCTGCAAGCCAAGTCGGCGGCAGCCACCGCGATCGACGAGTACCAGGCGCTCGCCGGTCACCGCGACGAACTGCTGACCCAGATGGAAGACATCCAGCGTCAGCTACGCAACGAGCGCGAGAAGATGAACCGCATCCAGCGCTCCGCTGATCGCCGCACCCGGCAACGTCAGAAGCAGCGCCTCGATGACCTCGTCGCCGATGCCGATCGGTTGAGCGAACGACTCGACAAGATGCACGCCCAGCTACAGGAGAAGCTGGACAACATCGGGCGTTCGTTCGAGCCCGGCTCGCCGGAGCGGGAAGTGATCGCCGACATTCCGCGTGAGCGCGTCGAGCAGTACAGCCACGAACTGGAAGCCGCCCACCGCGACACCCGCCATCAACTGCAACTGGCGCGTGCCGCCGAGCGGGAACGGATCGGCAAGCGCTGGGCCGGTGATGCCAAGGTCGAGCAGGCGCGCCAGACGCTGCGTGCCAACAGCGAGAAGGTGCAGTCGCGGATGCGCGGCGAGATGTCGCAGGCCGAGTCATTGGCGAAGCGGCGCACGATCTACGAGCAGCAGGCAGAAGCACTCGAAGAAGAATCGGAACGGCTCGGCTTCCAACTGCAGCGTGACCTCGATTCCAACATGCTCACCAACCCGCGCCAGATCGCCGCCCGCCGTGCCGAAATCAAGCGCGTCGACGACGGTGCCAAACGCTTCCGCGAACAGGCCGAGAAGGTCGGCCAGCAGCACGGCCGGGCAATCGAGCGCGAAGCCAAGGACCCGGTCCAGCGGGCGTTGGAGACGTTGGCTCGGCGCCAGCGTGACGAGGAACAGATCGCGCGTGTCACCGCCTCGCAGCGCGAAGCCGCCGAGCGCGCTTTCCGTGACCTCGAAGACTGGAAGCTGGCGTTGAAGGATCGTGGCTGGGTCAAACAGCCTGACGGAACGTGGCGCCAGTGGGGCGACAAGGCCGCTGCTGCTGCCGCCGGTGCTGGACTGGACCCGGCTGACACCAAAGCGCTCAACGCTGCCCAGCGGGTTCTGGGGCGGCGCGACAGCAAGACCTACCTGTTCAACCGGACGCGGCTGCGGACGTTGGAAGACGCGATCGCCAAGACCGCCCCGGCTGAGGGGGCTGCCCGGCGCACGTCGGCGCAGGCAGCAGCCAAGCGTGGGTTCGAGGCCGAGGCAAAGACGATCCGCAAGTGGCTGGCCGACCACGCCGACGTCGTGCGTCAAGTCGATGAGGCGGAACGCACGGTCGCCGAACTGGAAGCGAAGCGTGCCGACATCATCGCCAAGGCGGCACCGACCGCACCGGCCGAACATCCGCGTTACACCGCGATCGAGCAAGAGGTCGCAGCCCGCGAAGCCGAGTTCGCCGACACCGAGGCACGCGCCGCAGCCGAAGTTGCGTTGCGGCGCCCGGCGATGCAGCAGACCGCAGCCGAGTTGGCTGAGGCGCAGGGGACGCTGACCGGTCGCGTCCCGCCCGCGCCGCCGACGATCGGAACGCCCCCGCAGCGGGTGTCGCGCGTCGAACAGGAGATGGCCGGGATCACGATCGAAGAAGGTCGCCGGGGGATGGAAGAAGCCGCCGACGTTGCCACCCGGCAGGCACCGCTGCAGGCCAAGCGTGAAGCGCAACGGGCCTACATCGACGAGGTTGACCAGGCGATCGGTCACGTCCGCACCGATTACCTGGCGGCGATCAAGGATCAGGAAGCGGCACGCGCCCGCCACGCCCAGATCAGTCGTCGCGTCGAAGGTCTACTGACGCCGCCCACGGCGTGGGGGATGGTGACCCAGACCAAGAAGGAAGCGAAGTCGGCGGCGACCCGGCTGACCGCTGCCAAGGCGGGAGCGATCCCGTCCTACGAGGCGCAGCCGATGCACCGCGTGATCGAAGACCTGAACAAGATCGTGCGTGCCAACCCGCTCGGTGACCAGCCCGAGATGAAGCGCATCGAAGCGGTGCTGCACAGCTACGAGGGCACCCTCGCCGACCTCACCAACGACGTCGACATCCCGCTGATGGAAGTCAACAAGATGTTGAAGGCAGCCAACAAGGGCGACTTGAAGCCGGTGTTGGTGCCGATGCTCAACGATGCCTACGAGATGCTGTGGGACGGCGGCGACGTGATCATCTCCAAGGAGTTGAAGAAGTCGTACCTGGCGCTGCGGCGTGGTCTGGAAGACAAGCGCTTCGGTCGGCTGATGACGCTGTACACCAACTTCTTCAAGACCTACGCCACGCTCTCACCCGGCTTCCATGTCCGCAACGCACTGTCGGCGATCTTCATGAACTTCACCGAAGGCGTGACCTCCGGCGAGCAGATGCGGTCGCTGCGGCTGTGGCGTGAGTTCGCCACCACCGACGAGCCGATCGAATGGCTGCGCCGCCAGGACACCGAAGTCCAAGACGCCTTCAAGGCGGTGCTGGCGTCGGGCTCGGGCGGTCAGTTCTTCGAGGCGGGCGTCGGCGAACTGTCGACCGGAATGACCCGCGCCAAGGAAGGGTTGTTCGCCAACCGCGCCACCAAGCGCAGCCAGAGCTTCGGTCAGGATTGGGTGGAAGGCCCGCAGCGCCTGGCGCTGGCGTTGAACACGACGGTGCCGGGCGGCTCGACCAACGATGCGCTGCAGCGGATCACGCGCGTCCACTTCGACTACAGCCAGGTCTCCGAGTTCGACGAGAAGGCCAAGCGTTACATCCCGTTCTGGACGTTCACGTCGCGCAACATGCCGCTGCAGTTCACGCAGATGTGGACGCGGCCCAAGATTTACAACCGCTACGCCAGCTTCGTGCGCAACTTCTCGGTGCCCAACCCCGAGTTCCTACCCGAGTACATCGAGGAAGGCGGCGGCTTCAACACCGGACTGACAACGCCGGACTGGCTGCCCGGTGCCGCCGGTGGGATGCCCGTCGTGATGCAACCCGACCTGCCACACCTGCGGTTGCAGCAGGACATCTCGCGCCTCGCCGGTCCGTTGACGGGCGAGTCGCCGGGCCAGGTGCTGAGTGAGTTCAACCCGATCCTGACCGCCCCCTTGGAGTACATGGCCGGACAGGATTTCTTCACCGGCCAGCGGTACGGGCCCGAAGACGTGTCACCGGCAGGAGCGTTGACGCCGATCGCTCCCCTGTTGGCGGCATTCGGCGCCGCCGAGCACGGGCCGAACGGTTGGTTCATTGACGACAAGGCGATGAACGCACTGACCGCCACGATCCCGCCGTTGAGCCGACTCGATCGGTTGGTGCCAGGCACCACTGGCGGCACCGGCGACGACCGCCTCGCCGAATCGTGGCTACGGTTCCTGGGCGCGCCGGTGCGCACGATCAGCGACAAGCAGATGCAGTCAGAAGCGATGAACCGATACTTCGAGCAACGCGATCAGGCACGGCGACGTGCCGCAGTTGGAGGCTGAGAATGAGTTGCACAAGCCATCTGTTTCTCGGTGATCAGACCGACAACATGCAAGACATGCTGAGCAAGGGAAGGGGTGGTCACGTTGCCCGTTCATAAGATATCCGGCGGCTACAAGTTCGGATCGAAAGGCAAGACCTACAAGACCAAGGCGAAGGCGGCACGCCAGGGTCGAGCGATCAAGGCCAGTCAGGCACGGCGAGGTAAGAAGTGAGCTTCGACCGGTTCGATTGGGAGCCGGAAGACAGTTTCGACGCGGGGGATCGTGCCGAAGACATGGCACGGAACTTGGTCATGCGGCTCGATGCGCTTGACGCTTCCCGTGGCATCCGTCCGATCGACGATCTGATCGCCAGCATCGAACAGCGAGCCAGCGCTTACCAGCGCATCCGTGAGCAACTCGATGAACGCCAGCAGCTACGACTCGATCAACTTCGTGAGGATTTGCCGACGCTCAGAGAGCGGTCGCGACATGAGTAGCATGGTGCGTTATGGTCACCACACCGTGCATCGAGTGGACCGGAGCGCGAGTCGCCAGCGGCTACGGCCATCGCTATATCAAGGGCACCGGGCGGGCGAATGCGCGTTACGAGTACGTCCACCGAGCAGCATGGGAGGAAGCCAACGGGCCCATCCCAGATGGCGTGTTCGTATTGCATCGTTGCGACAACCCTGCCTGCTATCGACTCGATCATTTATTTCTGGGGACCGCCGCCGACAACTCGGCCGACATGGTTGCCAAGGGTCGACATCGTGGGAACCACGGTCACCGCAAGACGCATTGCAAACACGGCCATGAGTTCACACCCGAGAACACCAGGATCAGATCAGATGGATCACAGGTCTGCCGTACCTGCCATCGCGAGCGAGAGAGAGAGGCACGCCGTTGGGCACTAAGTACCTGACACAGCTTGCTGACTGGTGCCGCGCTGAGGGACTCAGAGTGGTCGAGATGGACGGTTGGCAGCATCGAGCCAGATCATCAGGTGGGTATGAGCCGGACCGCCCTTTCTGTGTGATGTGGCATCACACCGCGTCCAAAGCCACTCCGGCCAACGACGCCAACTACATCTGTCACAACTCCCCAGACGCACCGATCAGCAACCTACTCCTGACGCGTGAGGGCGAAGTGTGGGTCTGTGCGGGCGGGGCGACGAACACCAACGGCAAAGGCGGGCCGGTCGGGTTCAGCAAAGGCAACGTCCCCAAGGATTCGATGAACACCTACGCGGTGTCGATCGAGGCTGCCAACAACGGCGTCGGCGAGCCGTGGCCGCAAGCACAGATCGACGCCTACTTCCTGCTCTCGAACATGCTCTGTCGTCGGCTCGGGCTGAATCCCACCGATGTGTGTATGCACCAGTACTACGCACCGGATCGTAAGATCGACCCCGCCACGGCCTCTGCCGTCCAGGGGCCGTGGCGACCAACCTCTGTCACGTCGAGCGGCACCTGGTCGCAGGACGACGTCGAGGGTGAAGCCGCCAGTCGCGCCGGAGCCGAACCACCACTGCCTGGCCCGGACCCTGGCCCCGAACCAACCCCGCCGCCGCAGCCGCAACCGGGCGAACCGGCACCACCGATAGGAGAGGATGACAAGAGCATGGTCGTAGCACTCGATGAGAACGGCACCGCCTGGATCGGTGACGGGATGACCCGCTACACGCCGAGCGAGGATGACTTCAACGTCAAGGTGTTGCTCGCCAAGGATGATTGCTTCCGGTTCGTCAACACCGAAGGGCAGCGCGTCAACGGATGGGGCGATGTGCGAGACGTTGGTGCCAACGTGATCGAAGCGCTGGGCATTCGGATTTGATGAGTGCGCGATGTTCAGTGGGACGCGGTCACTCTCGCTGGCACATTCGCGCTCGGGTTGGTGTTGGGAGCGGTGGCGACGTTGCGGCTCGCCCGCGCCGTGCTCGCCACGTTTGAGCGTCCGCGCCTGCGCCGGGACGCGAAAGAGGCCCCGCCATCCGAAGATGACGGGGCCTCTCGGTGAAGTCCACTCACCAGGTGAGTGGAACGCTACTCACTCATCGAACAGTGAGAGGACCGCACCACAACTGCAACGATGCTCGCCGTTGTGGGTCATGGTTGGCTCGCTGACTGACAGCGCACACACATGGGTCACTGGCATCGAGTTCGGGGTCTCGACTCGCGGTGCTTCCCAACGGTGATTGCAGATCGGATCGCTCATTCGTGCAACTCCCGGATTGACACGCTCAGCCGCTTGCGGGTGTGCTTGCCTTCCACGACGAACGTGGCGCGGTTGTCGTTGGTCGATGCGTCGACGCTGATCAACGACAGGTCGAGCCCGCCGTGCAGCAAGCTGCCGATCACGTAGCCCGACACCATCGTCACCAACGGATCGGGACCCTGCCCTGATGGGGTATCTGCTGGCGGCGTCACAGCGTGACCTCGCCGTCTGCCACCATCCGCAGCAGCTTGGCTGCCTCGGCGCCGGTCGCTTCCTCGCGGACCGCTTCCAGCGAGATGCGGTTGTCGTAGAGTCCGGCGGCGCGCATCGCGTCACCGAGGAACAGCCGGTCCTGCTGCATGGTGTCGAGTCCGAGGTATTCCCCGGCGTATTGGGCGACGGTCATGTCGTGCCAGTGTTCGCTCAACGGCCCGCGAGGTTGCCAGCCGTTGCGGAGGGCGACGGTTGCCGCCCACCCGGCGATACAGCCGACCGCGCCGCACGTCGCGTCGAGTCCGCCGACGTCGTCCAGCTTGTCCATGAACATGATGCCGCTCTCGTCGTCATCCATGTTGCGGGCTGCCCAGATGCTGTAGTCGAAGCCGTCGTTGGCTTCGATCATGTCGGCCACTGCGCGAAACCTGAGTTGATGAATCTTGTTCATGATGGGGTCTTACCGTTCCTTCCGTTCTTGCGAACAATGGGTTGTGATGTTGGTTGGGTGACTGACTCGTCCCACTGACGAACCTGGGCGTATTGACGGACGCCTTCCTCACGTCGGCGGCGACGTTCTGCTCGCAACGCCGATGCCGAGAACAGACGGGTGCCATCCTCGGGTACGGGCTGCATGTATCCCGGCGCATGTCGGTAGCCGCGTGACAGCAACTCGCCGAAGCGAGGGGCGATCAAGTCATCGCGGATGCCGAGGCAGCGCAGGCATTGGTAGACGTGTAGCTCGCCGAACTTGGCAGGTCGGTCGGGCTCGCATTCTTGCCAGGCGTGGCCGAGTGATCGACAGTCCAGGTATGCGTCTGGAAGGTCGCGCGCTCTTGCCTGTTGTGCCAGCGATTCTCGTCGCTGTTTGTCGGTCATCTTCTTATCTGCCATTGGGTTTGCCTTTCTTTGCTGGGTTGATTCGGAAGATCGCCGGACACGTTGCTTCGTGGTTGGCGATCGCTTGCTCTAACGACGTGCCCTTCACGGCGCGGGTAACGCCGTGACAATGCGGGCACTCGTGTTTGCGGCCGCGCCGCGGTGCGCCGTACAAGACGACGGGTGGCTTCGGCTTACGTGGCATCTTCGACACTCAGTAACTGTCGGAGACGGTCGTAGGCCTCGGCCTTCTCACGGTTCACTTCGGCCTGCATTCGCAAGCCTTCGACGGTGATCGCGTGTTCAGCGATCTGTCGTCGCATGTCCGTGAACTCGGCATCGAAGGAATCGAGTTTGTCGACAAGGTCTTGCACCATGTCGAGCAACGCCAATGCTGCTTCGAGTACTTCGTTGACGACGACTGCTGATCGCGGTCGTCGTTCTGCCCGCCGCCGTTGGGCGGCTTGTCCGCTGTGCTGTCGGTAATGACGCGGCACTGACTCACGCGTCTCGACGACGTAGTTGCACTTCGGCCAGGTGCAGCCGTAGAGCGTCGTGTCGTTCGACATCATGAGTGCGTTGGTGGTGTCACTCAGCCGCACCGTCTCAGTGACGACCTGCCGAGCGTTCTCGCTCAC